CCCGCGCTGTATACACAAGGGGGTGTAGAGAAGGACATCATCGGGGGGCATTGGGGAGTTCTCTTTCAGATGTCACTAGAGAGTCCCGGGATATCACTTTGGCAGAGCTTTAGCAAAGTTATTTAAAGATCTTAGATCTTATTCTTAAACGTCAGGTATCTAATTCTCATGAATTCTGAGCAACAGTGTCCCAATGATAACACTTCCAATCTACAACAAGCCAGCCTCCAGATTCTATAGAAGCAATGCCCAAGGCCACATCATTTAGGCAGTTAGGCTCGTCTAAGAAAATTGTTCCAGAGGAAAAAGACTTACATTCTTTAAAGTCTATACTGCAAGCTAAGACTAAAGCGGTAAACATAAAATAGTTCCTTTAATTACTAGTATCAGTTGGGAATGGCCTTCTCTGCAGGATTCGAACCTGCGACCTAGTGCTTAGAAGGCACTTGCTCTATCCAACTGAGCTAAGAGAAGAAGAAAAAAAAAATAGTAACCCCTCCCCAGCACCCCCTAGCCGAAGCTAAAGAGATACTGAGGAGGGGGTTTTTTTAAAATACTACAAGAGTAGCAATTACACCGATAATAAAACCAGCGATAATAGGGTACTTAGAACTGTTTAACTGATTTTTAGAGTCCTTTAGTATCCATAGTAATTTTTCATAAGTGTTCTTCATGGTATAAATCCTTTTATTTTCCAAGTCTACCTGTGGTCATATGTCTTCCAAAACAACTAGTTGAACATTTTCGGGGTTAGGTCTATTTCTTACTTCATCAATATATTTAGAAGATACAATGATAACATCCACTTGTGGAGTCTCTATGAAGTTGCTAGTTTTAACAGCTTCCCAACGATACATAGAGAAGCTACGTTGTCCAAATTCTTTATTAACATTATCAAGTACAGACTGATTAGGGTCAGTTACTAAAAAACTAATCTCAGGATTTTTCCATAGATAATTAATAATTTCTTTAGTAAACTTGTCGATACCATATACGCCAAAGTAAGTTACACCCTTATAAGCTTTTAAGAAGTCCTCTCTTGCTGTTTTTGGGCTATGTTTTAGCTTAATTTTTGGAGTCATTTTGACACCAGGTTTTCTACCTCTTTTCTTAGGTATATCTTCCTTAGTCATTACCATTGATCTCTTTTTCTAGCTCTTGGAATCCACCAATAAGGTTAAAGACAACAGGTACAGTTGTCATGCTAAATTCATTTTTAATGATCTCTTTCCACAAGTCTACCTTAGCAGCAGTCATAATAGAGAGATTTTTATAGACATAAAGTTGCTTTGTTTCATCTAAAAGAGACTTGGCTTTATCGCAATAAGGGCAGTCATCTTTACCAATTACAAAATACATTGTTAGTCCTCTTGCTTTTCTTCAAGAATCTTCATTGTCATAGTAACAGCACCTTCAAATACTTGTCGAAAGACTTCATCAAAAGACATACTGCTATTAAAGTCAAAACCATCTGACATATACTCGTCAAACATTTCATCAATCATTTCTGTTAATTGTTCTTCTTCACTCATTACCCACGACCTCTTAATGTCTTATCTTCTTCTAGCCAAATAAGACGATCAATATCACAACGAGTAATTCCAATGTCTGCTAACTCTTTGTCTGTTAGTTGATTTAGTTGTTTAATTGTTTCTCGATGTTCACGCCACGTTTTTAAGTAATTTATATAGCGACTAAAAATATTCAACTTACTCATCTTCATCATCTTTCTGTTTTTGTAAGAACAATGCTGCCGAAATAAGAGAAGCTATAATGTCTTCCTTATCCATTTCGGTAGCAGATACACTGACATGCCCACTTTCTGAGACTTCTAAAATGATAGCATTATAAAAGACTTCTTCACACTTATCTAAAATATAATTGTGGTTTTCGTAATAAGCTTCTTCACGTTCATCTTCTTCCTTGTTATTTATGATTTTTGATAATTCTATAATATCTGCTGACATTACAAAGGCATCCAATTAAAGTAATTTAAAACTAGTAGACCAACATAGGTAAAGAGAGTTGAGGCAATTATAATACCAATGACTCGTCCTACTATATTTCCAATAAATACAGACACTGGGTGTCGTTTCTTATCCTCTGACATTTATTTTTCCTTAATCCTATTCATTATACTTTTACGCTTTTCTTCAGAATATGTTAACCACATTCTAATATCATCTTGGTGTCTGCCACAACCTGTGCAGCAGACCCCTTCAATCTTACACGCCCTAATACAAGGCGAGCTTATTTGTTCTTTAACGTCAGGTAATTTAGATTTCACATCCACCCGCCGAACAGGCCAAGGTTTGTGAACCTTCTGTATTATCTTCAAACTCGTACTCCGAAAGTTTATCAAAACCTACTTTTGGCATAGCTGATAAAGCGGCAAAGTATTCCACTTTAGTGCAGGGCTGATATGGTGCCTGTGCATAAGTATGCTCAGAATAAGGCAAAAAGCTTACACCAGTGATATAGTCGAAGTTCTCATAAACCCAAGCACCAACTTCCATCCACTCGTTTTCCTTAACATAAACAGTAACAGATACCGAGTGTTCTGACCAATGCTTTTGGAAGACCTTCCAATTCTCAAGTTGTTCAATAGCTGTCTGTTCATTCGCCAAGGTAGCACCTTCAGGTGACTTAATTGGGAAAGAAAAGATAGTTGTCTTATTAGGGTTCATAGCATCTGGTTCGTTAGGCACCCCTTGGTCTTTTAATAAGTCTGTTAGTGGGTCATTGTTGGCTTGCCGAACAGTTCGAATGTAATAGGGGCTAAAACGCCCATGAATACCAGAGCTACTATCAACCAACTGACTGACTGTGCCAGAAGGCTTAATTGTAGTGATAGCGGCAGCGGGGTTAATTCCGAGTTTCTGGGAGTATTCGACATTAATTTGATGGGCGGCATCTCGTAGTCTTTCTAACATTTTTGGATCAGGGTTACGTAAAATTTTACAGTCTTGAATACCTGTTAGAGACACACTTAATAGGCGCTCATCTTCGCAGTTCTTTTGCCATACTTTACGGACATATTTAAAGTCTGTAAGGGAGGCTTGGAGTGTACCAAGAATAGTAGCCAACTTAATCTTACGAGCCAAGTCATCTTCGGTATCATCAACACGACAAACAACTTCTGACAGGTTACACAGCTGTCCAGAGCGAAGTTGAATCTCTGCGCAGGGGTTAGTTCCTACAATAAGGTCTCGATCGCGGCGTTCTGGAGCTAAAGCTCTAGCACCATAACGAGAGTAAATACCCCGCTCACCAGAGCCTGACTTCATTAGTGATACCCACTCGTCCATAAACACAGCCATAGAAGGTTTTTGATCATAAGCAGCAGAGTTGTTAGCTAAGGCCCGTTGTGTAGCAGTTTCCCACCAACGACCAGACTTACAATCTCGCACTTCAGGATCACCAAGATCTGATACTGAGATAAGTGCAGAGCGGCGAACACCCCCCACTACAACCACTTCAGCAATCTTACATACAATATCATGTACTTCTAGTGGTGTGAGTTTACGACCAGCTGCTTTCTTAAATACTTTACTAACAAAGGCAAACAGATCTTTAAGTGGTTCTGGGCCAGAGGCACGACCACCCATGGTCTTTAGTCTTGCACCTTCTGGGCGAATTTTAGAGTAGTCCCACTGGTGTTCATTGCCAAGATACAAGTCAGCAATCAGTTTACGAAGGCCTTTGGCCCAACCTTCAGCGCTATCTTCAATAGAAATAGTACGCTCTGTTTCAATAAAGTTATCGTTAATGATTGGTAACTTGTTTACAGAAGCAGTTTCAGCAGAAAAACCAACACCAGTACCTGACATCAAGATATAGAGGATTTCATCAAATACTCGTGGATGGTCTACTGCTGTAAAACTACAATTATAGCCTCGAAAATGATTCTTCGATAGCGCATCGCCAGCAGACCACATGGACCGCATTGATGGCATTACTTCACGATTATAAATAGCATCGTGAAGCATTTGGTATTCTTCATCAGTAATAACATTATTACTAACTTCGTTTTTCCAAAAACTTACAAGTCTATCTACTGTTTCGTCCCACGTTTCACGACGACCTTTGTCATCTAGAAAACGTGAGTAACGGCTCATATGGATAAATTGTTCGTAAGGTTGCATTAAGGTATTCCTCTATTTTTGTTTATTAAGCTCTTCGTTTAACTCTTCGATCATTTTCTTTTTAGAAAAACGCTTATCTAGATCGATACCATAAGTATTAATTGAATACTCATCTAATTGATCTTTGTTCATAGCGAATAGCTCTTCTTCAACTAATTCGTCAATAACCAATTCAACTTCTTCCTCTTTAATATCTAGAGTAAATAGTGCTGAAGATGGCTTGACTTCCTTTTCTTTTGGTGCATTGCTATACCAAATTGATTTAAGCTCTTCAAGCTGATCTTTTGTAAAAAGTGTTGTAATATTAGGATTTACGATATGAGCATCAAACTTAGCGTTTGAAAATCCTTTTTTCTTTAGACGTTTAAATTCTTCTTGCATTAGTGTAGCACTCCTGTCTCGTTAAAGTTATTTATTTTGTTAAAGAACGTGTCTGCATAAAAATATACCATGTCTTGTTCATCTGTGTCGAATTCGTTTAATTCATCGACTAAACCTTGTATATACTCCTGTACATACGGGTTTAAGTTTGAAATATCAGAATCTTTATCCAAAAGCTGGTATACAATAGATATTAACACCATTCCTTGTTCATCTACTCTTGATTTCATATTCTTACGAACTCTTCTGTTTCTTCAAAGTCGTTTAAACCTTTAGTTAAACGGCCCGTATTAAAATCATAATTTAGATTTCCTGACGGACCAGTTAGGCCTGTGTATCGACACTTAAGAACTTTAGTTTTGATAGTATTACGTTCTTCTAGATTCTCTGAACCAGCATTTCTTGCAAAGGCAATAATATCCATTGAGATCTGCTTAATAGAGCCAGAACCACGAATATCATCCATTGATGGAAGTTTACCTTCTTCAAAGCTTTTGCCTTTATTGTCGGTTTTCCTTAAATGACTAATAAGGCCAATCCACACTTCATACTTTTTTACTAGCCTCAAAAGGTCATTCATAATTTTATCGATAGCTTCATTACCAGTAAGTCCTTCAGCACCTTCAGATGCAAGAATGGTAATGTGGTCAACGAATAAATACTTACAACCATTGAGGCACATATACTCAAGAAAGTCCATAATGGAACCATCGGAGATGCTGCCTTGGTGGTCAAGAACCATGACACGATCATCACCAAACACAACATCAAAACCAACTTTAAGATCTTCAATTGATATTTCCTCTTTTGCTGAGTTTCTATTAATAGCCATCCCCGCCATCTTACGAGCAGTTTCGGCGGGTGATTCTTCTAAAGATATAATGCCAATCTTATCTTGAGTAGACTGTAAAAGGTGGAATCCAATTTCCCTTAAAAGAGTTGACTTACCACTGCCAGTGCCGGAGGTCCACAAAGTAATTTCACCAAATCGCATACCTTTTAGTTTATCGTTTAAGCCATCCATAAAAGGCGGGTAAGGTACTGATTCGAGTTCATTATACTTTTCTAGTTGTCCCCAAAGCTCATGTTTAGTTAATATACCCGCTGGGGTATAGTCTACTGCATCATATATTGTTTTCAATACTTGATCGGGGTCTTTAATCCAGAGGTCTGAAGCATCTTTTTCACTGGACTTAGCAACCTTGATTTTGTCATAACCAATAATACGAGCAGCCTCTTTCATAGCAGCCTTGCCAGCATCATCGTTATCAAGCCAAAGAATTACTTCTTCAAAGTTACGAATCCATTCTCTAGCCTCAATTAGGTCTTTAATGCTAGAAGCAGACCTAAGTGAAACAACTGGATAGAAGGTCTTATATCTTTTATACCATGCAGATTGTACTGCCATAGCATCAAGCTCGCCTTCTGTGATTACTAGTCGCTTTCCTCCATTGTACAAGGTTTGTCCAAACAAACCACCTCGAATACTTCCAATGGAGGTAAAGGATTTCGGAAGGGTTCTGACTTTGTATCCTGCGAGTGTATTGCCACTGTAATAAGGATAGTAATGAGCGTCAATGGCACCATCAATGTCATAAGATACTTTAACGCCATAATGCTCAGAGACTTGTTTGTATATGTTTCTTTCTTTAAATCCTCTGGTTGTGTATTCATCTTGGACCTCTTTTAGCTTAGAGACAGCCCAAGAGTTATTTACATCTGTCGGCTTAAAGTCCATAAGCTCTCTTTCTCCTTTGGGTGCAGCGTGACTCTTTTTACAGCTAAAGCAGTAAGTTGACCCATCTTCATATATTTGTTTAGGATCAGAACCGCCACAATCTTCACAAGGTTGGTTTTTAATCGTTATTCGACCCATCGTTTGTAATCTCCGCTATAAACTTACTTAGTTCCATAAACAAAAAATAAAACAGTAAAGATAAAATAGGGTCAAAATCTAAAAGATTGAATACATGACCAACTATTGTTACTGCAAGTGTTAAGACTGCAGCTATCCACAAGGCAGGTGCTGCGGGATGCATTGACATTAGTACCTCTTTCTTAGTTTTTTAATGTAATCTTTAGTTCTTTTAGAAGGCGATTCACTAGGTACAAATCTAATTGCTGCAATTTGCCGATTATAAAAGCGAGGAGTTTTAACATCCTCTAAATATTCGGTCATACAGTCAGATAACATTTGAAGATAAGCTTCAGAATAATAAAGACCACCTTTAGTCTTAAAGAGATCTACAATCTCAAATCTAAAGTTTTTCTTTTTGTACTTAGTGATATCCTTTTTAAGAGTAACTGAAGAACCTACATAAGTTTTCCAACTCATAGGTTTACCATACATTTTAGACTTTTTCTTTCCACCATGCCATAGTTGTTTTTTACCTATATAGAATTGTTTGGTGGTTAAGTTCTCAATACAGTATATAAAACCAAACCAATCTTCAGGATTCCATTGAGAGTCAAACTCCCAATGCCCCATCTCAGTTTCGGATAGCTTCGTCATAGACTTCTCGCTTTATCTTGAAGTGATCTTCTACCCAACGCCAAATGTGAATTAATCGGCCATTTGTAATTAAGTAATTATATCCTTCTTCGCCATAAAAGTCATGGTAAGCCTTACATACTGTGGCGCAATAATCCTTAGAATTTTCTAGAATTTTATCTGCTTTCTTAGGCCCAATTTTAGGGAGTCCAGGTATATTATCCGTAGGGTCTCCCATGAGCACTTGCTTCCAGTAAAATTGATTAGCATACTCCGCGTCTATTGTGTATATGTTTCCCTTTCGGGGGTTATAGTGTAAGCCCTCTATACAGTCAAGGTCTTTATCTACTGAGATAACAATTCGTTCTATATTTTCGGCTGTACATTCATTAGCCCAAACACGGACCATATCATCAGCCTCACAATTATCAGTAAGAACACAACCTTCGTATTGTTCCGCTACGTTAGACTTCAAATCTAAAAACCAATCTGGACGGTTAGATTTCGACTTGGTTCTATTTCCTTTATAATCAGGAAATAAATCAACCCTAAAGTTGTCAGGACCACCAAGGGCCATAACATAGTCTGTAGCAAAAACGCTCTCAATTGTATTAGTAAACAACTCGTCAAACTTTTTTTGTGCTTCTTCTTTGGCCTCTACGTTCCATATACTCATATATAATAGAACATCGCCATCAACAATAGCTAACATAAACTTTCCTTTAATTGTTCTTTAACGTCAGGTAATTTTTAGTCTTTATCTTCTTTTCCTTGTCACCTCTTTCTTGTTTATAAAAAGGTCTTTTTCTTAAAGTGAATACGCTTATAAAAGTCATTTAAGTACCCTAGTACTTGTCTATGTTCAGAGTTAAGCATATCTTTGTCAAATCCAACAGACTTGCTTTTCCAATTATCTCTCTTAAAAGGAATAACTTGAACAAAAGGAGTCCCTCCTTCGATTAGATGTTCGCCCTCTTCTAAGTTTATTGAAAATGTAAAGTTTATTGAGTGATAAGTGTCTGTATCAACCACCCCAGATAATGCTATCAAAGGTAATTCCGGCCTATTGAGGGGCGCTGTAAACAGACAAGAATAACCCTTTGGGGTCTTTATTCTCCAAGGGCTATTAATCTTATATATCTTATTCTCATTCGACTTAGGATCAATAGGACTTCCTTTGATTTGTGAGATGGAGTGAGAACCAATTAATTGTTCTTTTAATGAGGACTCTACTCCAGAGAAAAATTTACAACCCTGATCTTCCTTTTTTATCATAAGATCATAAGGTAAAGGGACTATATACCCCATCCTATAGGCATCCAAGAAAGGAACACACTTCTTAACTGTTCCATCTGTCTGGGGCTGGTTATGTTTATTAAGAAATAGGCTACCTTTATTTTTGTTTTCAGGGTTTTCGGTATCAGACAGAGCCTTGAACCATTTAGGTATAAACTTAGAAGTTGGTTTTGGGTTATAAAAGTCTTTGACATGCTCGGGGGTGTAGAATATAATATCTTTATAGGTTAACATATGGATCCTTTCTTTATAGAAATTATAAACTAGTCTAGCTCTTCTTCTTCTTGCCACTCTTTCCAGTTATCATACTCATCCTCAAGACCCCAATCATCAATCAGCTCTTGAGGAATATTGTCAGCCCAGTTTTCATCTTCAAAATCAAACTCCCAAGTATCATCTCGATCACCTACAAAGCACATTCCAGACTCATAGAAGCTTGCCGTGATTTCTAGGTTTAATGTGGACTCTGCTATGTCGTATGCGCCTAGGGGTGGCCCCCAAGCAGTATCAAAGCTTAACTGAAGAGTATCTTCCCCATCCCAGTCACAATAACCTTCATTGATATCCCATTTAGTTCCCCATGTGTCTACCGCTACACCATAATCCCAATCTTGTCCCAAGGGGGCTAAAAAATTAAGCAGTTCACCATTATCTGCGGCTATTTTAATCTTTTCTAGTGTTTCTTTTTCACCAGAAATTTGTACGTTGTTCATACACCAATTAGGCATGTTGATTTCCTTTCTTTCCGTTAAGAGCACGGTCTTCTAGCTTTTCACAATTTATCTTCATAATCTCTGAGAGGCTACTGTTTTGCTGTTTTGCCATAACAGTTACATACCAAAGAACATCCCCAAGCTCATCTAAAACTTGCTTTCGAGTCCCTAGATGAGTAGCAGAATTAACCTCTGCAGCTTCTTCCCTTAGACCTGTAACTAAGTCCTCGTGATGTCTATGTCCAGGTGTAAAAAATTGCAGCGCAATATTCTCGTATAAATCAGCTTGCATAATAAGCCCCTTCAGCTTTTGATAAAGACGCAATGATGTCTTTAAATTGTTGGTGTGATATATTTATTAAATCATAACACTTAGTTTCTTCATTAAACTGTCGCAAAACAACGTCAGTATCGTCAAGTATGACCTCGATATCTGCATACAGCCCTGCTTGGTCTAGAGTGGTTACTACTGTGTATGTGTCTTCATGTTCAACTGTAAACATTAGTCTTCCTCTCCACAGCTACAATCTTCTAGAGCATCTTTTTGCCCAATCTCATAGCCTTCATCATAACCTAGTTCTTTCCCTTCGAAAATACCTTCTTCATACCCTGATTCAAAACCATGATCCCGACCTTCATCATAACCTTCGTTAAAAATCTCATCAGACTGACCGTTATACTCTTGGATGATGTTTTCTTCTAATATATTTAAAAGATCACTTACATCATTCTCAATATTGTGTCCATGAAACTTAAGCGCTTCATAAAAGCGGTCAAACTCAATTCGTATATTTTCTTCTACGGTTATATACATATTAGTAATCCTTCCATATTCTATGGTAAATATTCTCTAGTCCAGCCTTATCGGGATGTTTTCGAACCCACATACCTGTGGCGGGTTCAAAATGTTTTTTAAAGAAATTATCCATCTTACGACTACCTGTAGTTATACTAGTATCTACTAAGTAAGATAAGCGGTCAAACTCTGCGTCAGGCATAATGCTTTTGTCTTTGTACTCGTAAGAATAAGCCGCTACACTGAGTCTAATTCTAAGCCTAATTTGTTCACTCTTATTCGATACAGAATCCACAACAAGTTCCTTTAACTGCATTGCCACAGCTAACACACTTTCGCCAGCCATTATTTTCTTCACGAACTTTTGATGCCTGACGCTCTTCCTTTGTCATTGCCCTAATAATGGGTGTTATTGGTTTAATGGACGTCATAGTAGTCTTCTCCAATTTTACAATCACCACAGGTCATTATATCAACCCCCACAGCTTTAGGTGCCTCTTCAAAACAACGCATAATGATTTCTTTTGCCCTTTCTGCTTGTTCTTCTTTAACCTCGTAAGTGACTTCATCATGATAAAACAACAGAATACGAGACTTAATGTTTGCCTTGTCCAGTTCTTTGTGGATTAAATTAACAGTATACTTCATAACTACTGCCTCAGCACCTTGAATAAGGTAGTTCAGAGCTTTATGAGCAGATTCAACATGAATAGGCCGATCATCTAATCCCGGTAAATAACCTTGAGTATCTGCAATCTTCTGAACTTTAGTAATAAGAGCTTTAAGGCTAGGTATTGCATCTAGAAACTTCTTCTTTATTTTATTACCTTCTTTTTCTGAGCACTTTAGTATGCTACCAAGCTTTTTACCGCCAGCCCCATATAAGAAAGCAAAGATAAAAGGTTTAGCAGTAGCGCGGCTACAGCCAAGAATGTCAGCGTTCTTTTGATGAATATCGCCTTCTAATACCTCTTTAGTAAAAGCATCATCCTTCATAAAATGAGCTAGCAATCGTAGCTGACAAGCTGCAGAATCCGCAGATACTAGTTTGTATCCTTTTTCTGTGATGAAGAGCTTTCGGAATTCTGGCCCGAGGACCGCTTTCCCGCTAGGTAAGTTGGCGATGATTTTATGGGTTTGCCGAAACGTTGGAGTACCGATGTTAAAAACGTCTCCATGTAGTCTTGAATTTTCATCAACATATTCAAACCATCCTTCTAAAATTGATTTACGTGACCGTAAAGTATAATATTCCATTAAGGCCTTACCTACATCTCCGAGTCCTTCCAAGGAACTATCCGAGAGTTTTGCCGAGACTTTGATAAACTGTCCGTTGATTCTTTTCCAGTTCCACTCATCCGGTTTCCAACAGATTGTTCCCAAGTATTGTTTAACCGTATCAGTGTTGCCAATATCGCCAGTATCAAAAGTAACCCGACAGTATTCACCCCAAACGGGACAAGTATCAACAGTGGTGTCCATATCAAGCTCAAACCAACGACTAATGTGGCTTGTAAGCTTTCCTGTTTTTGTGTAGGTTGGTTTCTTTGGTATTGCATGTCGTTTTCCTGTTATTGCTTCATGTTCTTTTGCAGTATCAGGATCTACTACATTTGCCTTGCCCGGGAGTAAAGGGTTGATAAAGTTAACAATTGTCGTCATCTTTTCTTCAACACTTAATCTTAGGGCTTCGGCATCCTGCTTATTAAACTTCCAACCATTTTCACACTGTTCTGCCATAATTCCATCCATAGTAATCTCAGAGCGTATCGCCCTAAGAATATCTTTGGAACCAGAATTTTGAACATAGTTCTTTAATTCCTTAATTAGGTGTTTGTAGACTTTAACATTAAGCCTAACATCTTGTTGCATATATTCAAACATAGCCTCATTGAACTCTTCGAAGCCTCCTGTGTAATCCCCTTTGTTGTCTCTTAGAGATTCGCCCCAGGCCTTTAAAGAATGCCCAAAGCCAAACCTACGATAGTTAAGCACTTGAGACATTACCTTAGTACATTGTACAGAGGCCTTTGGCTTCCACCCGGTTAGTTTATACAAAGCAGGTACGTCATAACCCATAGCGTTATGCGCAATAATGGTGTCTGCTTTATCTAGTAGCTCTAAAAATTCATTGAGTTGGTGTGGACGAAACCAGTACTCAGTACCAGTTTCGACATCGATTGCACCTGCACAATGAAACTTAGAGATTTTTGGAAGCAGATTATCTGCCTCAATATCGAATACAAGTTTCATAAGTTTCTCCTAGCTTACTTGATTCTTTTTATTTTAGGCTAAAGCATAAATGTTTCCTAAAAGGAAACCAATAAAGATTAATGCTATAGTACCTGCGTAACACTTCCAATTTTTTTTGACATTATTCATAATATTATCCTTAGTTTATATTTAGTGATTTTTGTAAGATTGAATCTACTATTCTTAATCGTCAGTTAATTCTCTCATCTGATTAGCCATGTTGTAAAGCAGATAAGAAATTTGGTCACTATAAGCGTCTGAAGTTTCTTCGTCTAAGTAAAACTTTTCAGCCCAGTATTCAAGCGAATCTGCTAATTCACTATATTTACCGCCTTCCATATTGAAGGCCATATCATCAAGTGCGCTCTTGTTCTTCATACATAATCTCCAACTCTGCTTCTTTAAAGTAATCATAGGCTTTATAGGCCTCGAATACTGCTTTTCGTATAGGAAGGTCATTAATCCTCACATACATTTTTGCTATCCTACGAATGTAAGCTAACTCTATCTGTTTAAGCATTTGAAAACTTCCTTAGTATTTTTATAACATTATCTAGTTGATCACACGCACTATCCAACTCTTGAGACTCATAATTAGAAGTTTCATGAAGATAATGCATAGATGTTTCAGCGGAATGCAAAGCTCGTTTAATATCTGGCATTATTTTTACTAAGACTTCATCATTTTGAAAGGCCTCTATGTCTTCTATAGTAATCATACTAAGTCTCCTTCTACAAAATCGGGCCATTCAGGTGAGTCTAATATATCAAATAGCTGTTTTAAGCTGTCTTCGGTATTAGTTCCGTCTGAATACTCTCCTGATATTTCTATATCTACGCCCATACAATCTTGACCAAATTCAGTTAACAATAAGTTTGCTAACCCATTTACGCCTATTACATTGTCATAATGGAACTGAATAGCCCCACACTCTCCTTCATACCAGCCTGAAACACCTGTCATTATTATGAGTCCTTCTCTCTAGGATATTCGATTACCTCTACAAGACGATTTGCATACCAAGCAATTTTCTTAGCGTCCTGTAATTTATTGTCTTTTTTACCTAGGCGACATGCATACTTAAATACTTGACCAAGCAAATGGGCTTCAACACCCTCGTGATTATCAAGGATGTATTCCATCAAATCCATATACTCAAGACCATTAGGTTTATTTACATAAGCCTCTTTCGGTATCATCTTATAGTGCTTTGGGTTAATAATTTCATCTTGAGCTTTTTTGTTCATTTCTGAGAATTCGCCGTGGAAGTCTGGATTACTCATTTTGCAATCATCTGTTATGCATCCGCACGTTAGATCAGAACAAGCATCTAAAATAGCATTATTGTGCTTACTTACTTCTAACGCCTCTGCGTCTCGTTCATTCAGATAATCATTGTATCCATAGTTTCCTGTATCTTTAGTTTCTATCATTTTCATACCATTTTGCTCCTGCTCTTGCATATCTAACATAACTCTCCGCTCCACTCGATTGTAATTTTTCATTAGAAGATGATCACTCCATTCCCGTATACCTGACTGATTATTTACGATCATACTGCGTGACTCACCTATACAGCTTATATAAGGAGAGTTTCCTGATTGTTTTAAGTTTGACCAGATATCTATTGCTTGTTGCCAACTATCAACTTCGTATTCTAGAATAGTTGAAGAGGGAGACTTGTATACTCTATAGATAAATTTACTCATTGTTTATTTCTGCCTTTATTTTCTGTATATGTGTTTTTAAGTCAGATTTATTTGCATAACCCATTTGTTGGGCAGCTAGCTGTTCTGCTTCATAACGTGAATAACTAGCATCGTATTCCAATATTGCAGATCTTTCTTCAAAACGATCTTCAATTAACTGCCAATCTTTTTCTCTGTATATTGTCATATTGCACCAGTTCCTTTGAAGTCGTTAATTTCGAAATTTTCATAGGTTATCATAGGTATGCCTCTATTACTGGTTTCTCATTGTGCATTCTTAGTGTAACCACATCAGCGGATAACACTTCTTCTTTAGTGTCAGCTTTTACAAACTGATTATACTTGTGAGGGTTATAATAAATTAGGTTTGGTTTGTCGTATGCACCAAACATAAAGCTTTCATTGTCTAACAGCATATGCCCAACAACAAATGCATGAACATTTTTTTGTTTTGTTTTTAAAACCTTTTCTCGTCCAGCTTGTCTTACAACAAACTTTGGTAATATAATTACTACTGAGTCTTTATGAGAGATTACTTTTCCGTAATTCTCTTTCTCACGGGACTGAATTGAGAAGATGTTCTTGTGTAAGTTCCAATAAGCCGCTACTTTCATGTTAGCCCCCTTTTCTTACATTCCAAGTGAATTTATTTTTCCATACTCCTGTATTTGGGCGCAAAGCCTTTTCCATTTCTTTTGCCTCATCTAGGGTTAACCCGGAGGCTAAAGGCACTATACGAACATCTTTCATATATTTGTCTATATTAGTAAGTACCATTCTTTTTTTCCGAGTATACTCTTCGGACATTGCCTCTTTAACCTCATACCAGTATCTATACTTAATTCCTGTGATATTAAGTTTTGAACGGCCTATATAGCCTTGGTGAATCCCTCTATGTTTCCCTTCTACAAAAATGTGATACACGGTGTAAATCCCCTTGTCCTTCCCAACTTGTTTTGCAAGATATTTGGTATAAACTTTATTCATGTTAGTTGTCATTGAGTTAATCATAGCCATTTTAATCTCCGAACCATTTCTTCATGAATTTACGTAGGTCTTTCTCATTGCTCAAGAAGGTTACAGTATTATGATACACACCCTCTGGCCCTACTATAGCTACCTCTGGTTCTCCATTGATAGAGACGATAGAAAGCTCTTCAGCGCTATTAATTGGAATTAATACTTGTTGACGATCAACCACTGATTTTCTCCTCTGTTATAGTTACTTTATAGACTTCTGCTAAATCGTCATCGAGAGCCTTGTTGTACATATCACGGCAGTCGCTATAGGCACCTTCATATACATGATGACCGTCAAAGTACACCTCGTAATATATTTCACGAATTTCAGTTGTCATTAGCTGCTCTTTCTCTTGTAACATTTTCATAAGTATTAAACAACTGCTCAAACTTCCACTCATATAGCTGCTGCATACCCATCAGTGTGTTCATCATTTCATCATGGGTAGGCTCACGTTCACCGTCACCTATCTGTTTGAACACCGTCTCAAGGTCATTACACACACGCCAGCAGTCTAAGATCATTGGCTCTAAATCATATAGTTTACTCATGTGTATTCCTTTCCATCTTCAAAGGCCTTTACTATTTTAGTTTCAATAATACGAACACTCATGTTTGTATCCTTATAACGCCCATACCATTTAGAAGCCTCATTTAAATCGCCAAAGGTATCAATATGCTCCCACCACCACACTTCATTCTCCCCCTCAAGGAAAACGTGTATCTCATACATTCTTGGACTAAACCCCATTATAGTTCTCCTTTTGCACAAATTGAATCAAAGACCGAGATACGATCATTTCTGTCAGCTAGTCTAAGCTTAACACAAAGATCATTAGCCTTCATCATCATACGAAAGTGTTTAGCGTTTGACACAACAACAAGATTATAACAAC